TTGTTATTATTCACACTAGAAACAATAAATTAAAAATATTAAATGAAGAACCTAGTGATATAAGTACATATGATAAGCTTTGGCGACTAGCAACAAAGCAAGAGCGTAAATGTTTGAACTAAGCCCAATACAAATATATGCAATCGGAGCAGTTATATATCTAGTTTATGCAACATACTCTTGGATAGAGGTAGAATAATATGAAAAAAAGTAAATGCAAAAGCAGAAAAAGAATTTTTATAATGCTAGGAGTTCTCTTAGTAATATTTTATATGGTAATGAAAGGGTAGAGAAGATGAAAATTATAATAGAGACACAATTTAAAGATACACATCAAACACATTATATAAACAAAGAACATACTGATGATTCGCTAAGAAGAATTAGAGTTAAAGAGGATGCTACAAGATTTAGTTGTCGTTCAGAAGCTAAACTGTTTTTAGATAATATGGCGATTGATAATCAAAGATTTGATGAATGTACATACTCATATATCGAAGTAGATGATGAGATAAACAATGATTAACCTAAGAACAGTAACCAGTATTCAAAAGAATAAAATCTGGTTTGAACTTGGCGGTAGAAAAAACAGAGCATATTACGATGTTCTAAAATTGAAATGGAGAATAAAATGAATGAATTACCAAAAGAATTAACACCTGAGCTATTAGGGTTGATACTGAAACCCAAGAACTAGTGGTTTAGTGCCAAAGCAGCCTATAGTAAAACAAACTATGATACAATACGGTAAAGAAATGGAGAAGAGAACATGAGCGATACTTCAACAGATGATAAAACAACAAACATTTTAGGTTTTAGGAAGAAGAAATGATGCTTAAAAGTTTTCCAATAATATTTTGGAGACACAACATGCTAGCAGTTTTCAGCATTCCTCACAATATAGATAAAAAGTTAGCAAGAAGAAGAATCCAAGCAATGTTTGATAGAGAGAAATCTTACAAGTTTAAAATAAAGAGAAGTAATGGCTAATAAGCCAACTCTCACAGATAAGCAAGAAGCCTTTGCGATAGAGTATAACCTCAACAAAGGCAATGCAACAGCAGCATATAAAAAGTGTTATGATGTAGGAGAGGATACAACAGATGGAGCAATATGGGTTAATGCTCACAGAACATTAAAAAACGCTAAGGTGGAGCTAAGGATAGCCGAACTAAGGAAACAAAGGTTTAGTAAAAAGATTCTGTCTATTGATGAGCGTAAGATATTACTTTCAGAGTGGGCAGAAGATGGAGACTCAAAAGCGGTCGATTTACTTAACAAAATGGAAGGTGTTTATGTTGAGAAGTCTCAAATAGAACACTCTGGACAAATAGTGCAAAGAACAATCAACGTTAACCCAACAAAGAAAAAAGATGGAAATTGATTTAGCCCCTATTGTTTCTGATTATTATTTAGACGATAGTTTTGTATCTTTAATAATAGGTCCTATTGGATCGGGGAAGACATTAGGAAGCATATTAAAGATTGATAGATTGATGCATGAACAAGAGCCTGATGATGATGGAATAATAAGAACAAGAACAGCAATAATAAGAAATACAAGTGTCGAGCTAAAAGATACTACTATTAAATCGTTTGAAGGATACTATGGGGATTTATTAAAGTTTAACTGGGGAAATCTTACAGCATTATACGAACACGGAAATATAAGAGCCGAATTTCTTTTTAGAGCTTTAGATAAACCAGGAGATATGAGAAAACTGCTATCTCTTGAAATTACTTATGCTTATCTTAACGAAGTGAGAGAACTTCCAAAAGAAGCTTTAGAGAACATAACATCAAGATTAGGAAGATACCCTTATCCTTCGGATGGACCTGGTGCAACAAAGCAACAATGTATATGCGATACAAATGCTTTTGATAATGAAACATGGATTTACAAACTATTTATAGAAAACAGACCTAAAGGGTGGTCAATGTTTATTCAGCCTCCTGCATTGCTAGAAGACAATAGCGTTAATCCTAAAGCAGAAAACTTAAAGAATTTACCATACGAATATTATAGAGCGCAGACATTGGGAAAAACAAAAGACTATATCGACGTAATGTATAAAGTAAAGTTTATCCCATTACAAACAGGGAAGCCCGTATATCCAGAATATAATGATCAACTGCATTGTATAAGACATGAACTATTATCGCCACCAAGCAAGAACCTACCTTTAATTTGTGGTGGAGACAATGGAAGATGGAGTGCTTTTTTAATAGGACAGCTTGATCCACTAGGAAGACTTGTAGTTTTTGATGAACTGGTAACAGATGATGTAAACTTAACAACCTTTAGCAAGATAATAGAATCTCACATGCAACTGCATTACTCAGGCTATAAGTTTGAGTCATGGCTTGACCCTTGGGCAGCAAATACTAGAGGTCAAGTGACAGATGATACGATGTTTAAAGTGTATAACAATGCGCACCTAATGCCGAGAACATCAATGACAGGCTCGCCACAAACAATGGTTGAAGCAGCAAAGACAAAATTTGGTCAGATATTAATGAAACAACCATCAATAATAATAAGTGATAAATGTACTACTCTTAGAAAAGGATTAAATGGTGGATACCAATATAAAAGAATTAATGTGTCCGGAGACAAATATGCAGACAAGCCAGATAAGGGTAAATATTCCCATGCATGTAATGCTTTTGAATTCTTAGTTGATGGAACAGGAGCAAGTAGAGAACTTAAATCAAGTAATAAGATGAAAGAATATCTAAAAAACAACGGCGGCCAAAGTTTAGGCAAATCTAACGAATGGAGTCCTTATGACTAGCAAAGAATGGATACTAGATAATCCTAATGTAACAAAAGAACAGATAATAAATGAGCTTATAGAGTGGAGACAAAGAGCAAAAGAATATCAAAGACAACTAATTATCGCAGGAAAACAACTTGCGGAGATTAGACACGAGAAAGAGAAGCTTCGTGCAGAGTGACACAGAGTTATTAAAATATAAAGACCACATTCTTCAACACACTAATGACGGGGAAAAAGGGTTCGACGAATATCTTAAGACAGTGCATGTTAATATAATTACAGATAATTCCATTTGTCTTTATATAATTCTCGAAAAGTGTACATTTCTTTACTATTTAGAAGCATACAATAAACAAGGCTTTAGGGAGTGTAGAAAAACAGGGCTAAAGCTATATGAAGACTACACAGTAAAGCAAGGGCTACCTGTTTTCTATACCGGAGTAAGCAACTTATTTAAAAATAATTCTATGAAGATAGAAGAAGATTTATGGATGTTTATACCAAAAAAAGATAACTAAAAATTATGATATAATACGGAATTAATTAATTTTAAAAAAGGGGATTCAATGGGTGGAGCTGGAGGATTAAGAAAAGCGACAGAATGGCTTGGTGGGGTATCAGCAGACTGGGGGAAAGGTTTTCAAGATATAACCGGACATACGGCACGGAAAGCAGCAGAAAAAGCAGCAGCTGCTCAAACAGCAGCAGCGGAAAAACAAACAGCGATGCTAGAAGAGCAAGAAGCTACCCTCGCAACTAAAGAAAAAGAGAGATTTGCACGGATTAAGAAAAAACGACAAGGAAGAAGATCGCTTCTTTATAAAGGCGGTGATGAAGCAGGTGTTTTGGCAGACACATTAGGGTGATAATATGAAAGTTAATGCAAACTATTCATGGATTAAATGCCTAGAATGTAACAAGATAACAAAGATACTTCCTGGACAGACTTTTAGAACTGCGGAAGATTTCACAAAGCTTTCTGAATGTGACTGTGTGGAAGAGAAGCCTAAAAGAACTCGCAAAAAGGTGGAAAAAGATGCAACCTAAATTATTTAACTTTGATAGGATGTTAAAGCGCATCAATAAAGCTAGGCAAAACAAATCCTCTCAATGGGAGTCACACTTAAGAGAGTGTTATCGTTATGCCCTCCCAGAATCACAAACCTTCGACCACTTCTCACCTGGACAAAAGAAGCGAGAATACGTTTATGACTCAACCGCCGAGTACGCTTTAGAAGATTACGCCAGTCGTATGGAATCACAACTTGTTCCAGCATGGCGCAAATGGTTTATGCTTGAAGCTGGAAACGAAGTGCCAGAAAAAGAAAAAGCAAAAGTTGAAGAATACTTAGAAGAAGCAACAGATATAATCTTTCACCACATCAACCACTCAAACTTTAATGGACAAATCAAAGAGACTTTCTTAGACTTAGGAATATCAACAGGTTCAATTATAGTAGAAGAAGGTGATGGAATCCAATCAGCTCTTAACTTTCGTTCAGTTTCATTATCTGAAGTGTTAATAGAGAAGTCAGCGCTTGGGATAGTTGAAACAGTATGGCGCGAGATAAAAGTAAATGTTCAAGACATTAAATATATATGGCCTAACGCTACATTAAATGAAAAGTTAAATCAAATGCTAAACGATAACCCTGAAGTAGATTTAATAGAAGGTGTAGTTAAAGACGAAAAGACAGGCATGTATATAACTATGCTTCTCGATGAGAAAAACAAAGATGTATTATTAGAAGAACAAGATGATTCTAGCGTATGGATAGTTTTCAGAGAGTCTACAATACCTGGCGAAGTTTATGGTCGTGGTCGTATAATGAGAGCATTACCAGACATTAAAACTTTAAACAAAATGGTAGAAGATCACTTAAGAGCTGCAGCATTTACAGCTAACCCTATCTTTACAGCAACAGACGACGGGATAATTAACCCTTATACTGTAAGTTTACAGCCTGGTACAGTTATGCCAGTTGGCTCAAACGATAGAGGGAACCCATCACTTGCTCCATTAGTAACAGGAGGAGATTACAATGTGCTTCAATATGACATATCTCGCCTACAAGAATCAATAAGAACTGTAATGATTAGCAAACCTTTTGGTTCAATCAATGATACTCCAGTTAGAACTGCTACTGAAATGAGCATAAGAGATGCTGATACACAAGCAACTGCAGGAAGTGCAACAGGTAAACTACAAACTGAACTACTAGAAAGATTACTTAATCAAGTAGTAAAAGTTCTAGTAAGACTTGGTAAATTAGTTCCAATGAAGATAGATGGAAAAGAGATAACTATTAAGTTCACTTCCCCAATGGCTAGACAGCAAGACTCTGACGAAATTATGCAGTTTATGAAAACTATGGAAATCTTACAGATGTTTCCACCTGAAGTAGTTCAAAGAGAAATCAAAGTAGAAGATGGTCCAGGTTATATAATAGACAAAATGGGAATCCCTAAGACTTTTAAACGAAGTGACTTAGAGAAAAAAGAATTAGACGAACAACAACAAGCGCAAATGGAAGCAATGGCAGCGGCACAAGGAGAAAAAAGTGGGAATCAATGATAACATGGATTATGATCCAAGAGATAGTGACGCTCAAAATAAAGTGATAGAAAAACAATATAAGATAGGAATACAAAAAAGAGAGGCTGAAAACTCTCTCTATGCTTTAGTGTTCAATAACGAAGCAGGGAAAAGACTGCTTGGTAAATGGGTAGAAGAGTATGTTCACACATGGATAGCACAACCAAACGCTACTCAAATAGGTGTTGGTATCAAACAAGGTCAAGCTAACTTTGTAATGGATATAAAAACTAGATTAAAGCAAATAGAAAAAGGAGTAGAGAATGGCTGATTTAGATTTACAAACGATTAACAGTTCTGGAAACATAACTGGAATAAATAAAGGCGGAACAGCTTCAACAGACGCTATTCTTAAGAAAGGCGAGAACGATGCAATCTATCAGGACTTAGCAGGTGTTAACGCGATTGTTAAAACTAAATACACTCCACAAGTAACACCTCCTTCTCATGTGGAAGGTCAAGAGTATTACGATTTAGTAAGTAATACAAAAAAAATACAAGGACCTTTTACGGGTGTTGAAGTTTCAGTTGGACATGGTTCTCACATGCACGTTGAAAACAACTCTGGAGCTTTAATAGAAAAAGGGAGGGCTGTAAGACAAAATGGTGTAGTTGATGGAAAAGTGCAGATAGTCAAAGCTTTAGCTGATACTTTCTTGCATTCAAGAATATTAGGGATAATATCAGAAGATATTGACGATGGTAATGAAGGAGCAATAACAACCTTTGGGGAGATCGATGATTTAGACACAACAATATTGCCAGTTGGAGTTCCTTTATATCTAAGTGATACAGTAGCAGGAACATATACCTCAACTGCTCCTGATATTATATCAAGAGTTGGAGGGGCATTAACAGCAGATGCTTCAGGAAGACTTTTTGTTTACATTGTCAACAATAAGAATCCTCCTTCGGT